GAAATGCCATGCGTTAGTTTAGTAATCTCCTTTGATAGAATGGTGAATTGATGCTCTCGCTCTTCTTCGTTTTTAATTGCTTCTTCCAGTTCTTTATAACCAGATTGCAACTCTTTTGCTTTAGTTTGAGCATCGTTAATTTTATTTATTCTAAAGGACTCATCAATATGCTGAGTACAGGTAGGACAAACCGTATTCTCAGTGAAGAACTTATGTTCTTTAGTAATCGTTGTTACTTTTTGTGAAATTTTACCTTTCAAACCACCAAGTTTTCTTAACTTTTCGGTAGCACCTGTTACTATTTCTTGTTGTTTTGTTAAATCAAATACATCATTTTCTATTGCTTCATTTTCTTTAACATAATTATCTGCTTCTTCAAACAAAGCACTAATTCTACTATTCTTATCTTCTATATTCTCTTTACTTTGCTGTTCTAATTCTCCTATAAAGTTCTCTTGCATAGAAACTTTATCGCTAAGAGATTCTTTCTTAAGTTCAAGAGTCTTAATATCTTCTCTAACTATTCTTATCTTATCTTTAATCAAATTATTCATTGAAGAAAAGATTTTAATATCAAGCAAGTCTTCAATAACTTCTCTTCTATTAGATGCTGTCAATTGCATGAAAGGAACAAAAGTACTTGAACCCAGTATAACAATCTGAGTAAAAGACTTATAATTCATCTTCAGAACATTCTGCTCTAACCACTTCTGCTGGTCATTAGCAGAAGCAAATTGATTCATTACAGTTCCATCTTTCCATATCTCAAACAAATTTGGTTTAATACCTCTCACTACCTTCCAAGAAGTTCCTGATAGAGTAAAATCAACCTCTACCCTACAATCTTTTTCATTAGTAGTATTAATTAACTGCCCCTTACTGATTTTACGAAATGGTTTATTGAATAAACTAAAAGTCAATGCATCCAATACAGTACTCTTTCCAGCACCATTTGTTCCAACAATTAAAGTTGTTGAATATCCATTTAATTTTACTTCTGTATATTGATTACCAGTCGATAAAAAGTTCTTCCAGCGTATTGTTTCAAATAAGATCATGATTTTTTTCAGGAGGTATTACAATGTCATTAGGAGTGATAACTGTATACTTATAATGGTGAGATTGACAGGTTTGAATCATTATTTCATCATCAACCTCTAGTACATGCATTTCAGGATACTCTCTTTCTTCTTCTAACATCATTGCAAATCGAATAGCATCGTCTTCTTGTTCAAACAAATAAAGAGTTTGCTCTCCATCATCATCAATAACCGAATAAGCACCTTCTCCTTCCCTGCCTTGCATGGTGAGTATGTACATCTTAGACCATCTCACATGCCTCTTGATACGTTTCTTGTATCATCTTCTGAATACGAGATTTATCAAGACTTACTTCTGATTCTTCAATATATCGATTGAGAATAGAAAGCGTATCTTCTGATTCATATCCTTCAGTTTCACTATCATATAGGTTATTAAAATCAAAATTCTCTACAATCTTAAGTTCCGCAACTCCAGACTTATACAATTTATCAATAAAGTTTTCAAACTTACCTAAATCAGTTTTCTTCTGAACAATTACTTTTACAATCTTATCTTCATAGTTCCTCGTATCAAATGTTTGATGATTAGTATCCTCATAATAAATCTTATGGAATAACTGATATGGATTATTAACAGGGGTATGTTCTAAAGTTTCTGTATCAAATAGATGAAACCCTCTTGTATCACCACAATCATTCCAGAACATCTCATAAGGATTTCCTAGATAAAATATCTTTTCATTATCCGACCTAGTATGATAATGTCCAGAAAATGTTTTCTCAAACTTACCAAAGATATTCATATCTGTTCCATGCTCCATCACATATCCACGATGGATTCTAAATCCTTTCAACTCAAGATGTCCCATACAAACAGGAGAACTTGACTTCTTAATCATTGATAGTGTCTGTTCTTCATTCTCTTTGTTTATCCAAGGTACAAGAAGGACACTTAAATTACCTAAAGTTATTGGTCTAGTTTCTGAATATATTTTTACATTATCATACTCTCTAAGTAGCAAATCAATAGCATTTACTTCATTAGTATTCTTATAATATGCTGTATGATTACCAACAATAGTATGGACAGTGATGCCCATTTGCTTCAATCTATCAAAGTAATGATCCTTTGCCCATGACAGTGCAGCAAAATCAATTCCCTTTCTACTATCAAAGGTATCACCCATATCAACTATGGTATCAATACCTTCCTTCTCAAGAGTAGGAAAAAAAACATCATTATAAAACTTTAGGAAATAATCGTGAAAAAGTTTAGAGTTTTTACGACACCCAAAGTGTTGGTCTGTAATAATTGCTATCTTCATTAATTACGAAGTTTTGAGTGTACAGCATCTTTGATTGAATTATAGTCCGAATGTGTGGTTCCGTCAATCTGATTACTGTCATCAAATACTTCTGAGTATCCTGACTTCTCTAGAATCTTGTTTTTAATTTCTAATTGGCGTTTCTCTCTCTGTATCCTACGGAGAAATGCATAATGTATAATCTGTGTAAAGTATGCAAATGGATTCTGGGATTTCTCTGGATTAAAGTTGTGTATGTACTGAACACAGTTCTCTATTCCATCAGATATCATATCCTCTTTGAACATATAGTTAACAAAGTTTGGTTTAAATGATAAATGATTTGCAATCTTTAAGAAACACTCACCGATGTACCTTGGTATAACTGGTTTAGTTTTATCTTGCAATCGTGCAATCTCTACATTTTCACGATACGTGATAAGTGCAGCAAGGAATTCCTTGTTGTTTACATAATGCTCAGATCTTTTTCGTCTAGCCATAGTCTTACCTGGTTGTATCGCCATAAGTCTTTGTCACTACTATGTATTAGTATAGCATTTATAATGGGACTTGACAAGTTCTAAAATAGGAGTAGAATAACTTTGTCGAAGTTCAGGAAAAGTACTAGCTCTTATTAGTCTTATTATCTTTATAGATTTTTTCTAGAATTTCTTTAGCATCATGTACATTAGATATATAACCCATTCTTCTACTCATTTTTGATTGATTATTATTTTCCTTTTCAGAATCTCTAACGAAATTTTGGTACATCATTATCATTTGAATATCTGATGATTCTGATAATGTTAATACATCATCTAGATTTATAATAAACATATCCTCACGAGTTGTTTTTAACCAAGGTTCTACTTTGTATCCAACTAGACCTGATTTTCCTTTCATTTCACATACGGTAATTGGATTATGAAGAATCAACATAGTTCTATCTTCCTCTTCCGAGGCGGCAACCTTAGCGTATATCTCTTCGCCTGATTTAAATTTTATTGTTGCATAGAAGTCTTCTTCGATTGACATAATTTTATTTCCCTTTTAATTGTATTGTAATTATTTCATAATTAAATTTTTCTTCATTGTAAATCTTAATTCTTTCAATAAAGTGATTTAATGTATAGTTTCTTTTGGTAGTAGTTGAACAATCATCTGCTATATCATACAGTATTGCCTTTACCTTGTCCTTTCCCTTTCTAAGAACTCGTCCAATACTTTGCAAGTTGCGGATGCGTGATTTGCTTGGAGAAGCAAAGATAACATTATGGAGGTTTTTAATATTGATACCAGTTGAGAATGTACCATAGGAAGCAACTATAATAGCGTTGTTTTCTTTTTCAGTAATTTCTCTTACCTGTTCTCTCTCTTGAGCATCAACTCCACCGTGTACAAAGAATAATTGTCTATTAGTTGTCTTACTTTTATTTATTAAATCATAAAGCACCTTACCATGTGCTTCTACTCTACTATAAAGAATGAGTGTATTACCCTTTAAATCTAAAGTCAAATTCTTTATGAAATTATTTCTTTGCTCATGACTTATCAGGTATTCAATCTCATCTGGATACGTTTCAAATTTCTTAGGAGGGTGCTTTAATACAAGACACTGGATATCTAATTGAGAAAGATGACCTTGCTTCATCAATTCATCTGTCTTTGTTACTTTATATGATGGACCAAACAACCCCTCTAAGACCCATTTATGCGTCTGTGTGCCATCTAAAGTACCAGTGAAACCAAATCTATACTTAGCATGATGTAACTTAGTCATTATAGATACTAATGACTTCGACTTAAATAGGTGTGCTTCATCTCCTATAACTACATTATAATCTTCAAAGAATGATCTTTCTAGTTTATATACTGACTGCCAAGTAGTAATTGTAACTGGCATTTCATTTGTTTTTTCTTTCCCTGCATAGATACGGTGGCAAAATGAATCAGCATCCCAACCATAATCTAAGAAGTCCTTATACATCTGTTCTACGAGGGATGTCGTGGGAACAACTAAA